AGGAGGGCTGTAATGGATGAGCTGTTTCGCTGGTGGCCGCTGATCATCTTCCTCAGCCAGGGGCTGCTCGCCTGGTTCGTCTGGTCGCTCAAACAACAGTTNNTCNNCCGGGCGGACTGTAAAGATTGCAAAAANGACCGNTCGGCCNNTGACCATGANGCCAGCGACCGNATCGAGGATGTTGAGGATGANGTCGGCAAGCTGGCCACCAGAGACGAGATGGCGGCCCTGGGCAACAAGATCGAAAGGCTATCCGAAAAAATCGGCAACCTGGACGGTCGCCTCTCCGGCATCAACCGGGCGGTGGACCTGCTGAACCAACACCATTTAAAGGTGAACGGATGAACGAATTTGCCAAACTCGTCCAGGCGGATCAGCGCCTGGTGATCCTGCTGGTCCTGGCCCAGGACCCCGGCTATTCCCACAACGAATACGTGCTGCGGGAGGCCCTGGCCTATATGGGCCACGCCATCAGCCAAGACAAGCTGCGCACCGAACTGGCCTGGCTTGCCGAGCAAGGGCTGGTTGCGACCACCAACCCCGCCGGAGTCGTGATCGCGAAACTCACCGGCCGGGGCAAGGATGTCGCCACCGGCGTCGTGGTCGTCCCCGGCGTAAAACGGCCGGAGCCGGAGGCGTAAATGGGCCAGCCATCCTCCATCGCCCGGTTGCCTGAGGACATCCTGGCCAAACTCCAGGAGCTGCTCCGCGATCCGCGCGTCACCCAGCTCGAAGCCACCGGCAAGATCAACGAGATTCTCGCCGCCGACGGCCATCCGGAGCGGGTGACCAAGTCGGCGGTCAACCGCTACTCCCTCAAAATGGAGGAGGTGGGCGCCAAGATCAGGCAGAGCCGCGAGATGGCCGACATGTGGATCGGCAAGTTCGGCGCCGCGCCCCAGGGCCAGGTGGGTCTGCTGATCACCGAGACCCTGCGCACCCTGGCCTACGAGCTGACCATGAAGCTTCAGGACGCGGCCATCGACGACCCAGAGACCATGGCCGCCACCATCAGCCAGCTCAAAGCCCTGTCTCTGGCCGTGCAACGGCTGGAGGCCTCCACCACCCTGAATGTTAAACGCGAGGCGGAGATCCGCAAGCAGGCACTGGCCAGGGCCGCGGAAAATGTAGTCTCCGAGGCCAAGCGGCAAGGGACAAGCGCCGCCTCAATCGACGCCCTGCGGGCCGCCATTATGACGGAGCTGGCATCATGAGTTCCGTGCTCCTGCCATACCAGCAACGATGGGCAAGCGACCCTGCGGTTGTAAAGATCATCGAGAAGAGCCGCCGCATCGGTTTATCCTACGGTGAGGCGTGCGATTCTGTGTTGTACGCGGCGGATGCAGAGCGCGGCGCCAATGTCTATTACATCTCCTACGACAAAGAGATGACTGCCGGCTTCATCCAGGATTGCGCCAGCTGGGCCAGGGCGTTCCACGCCGCTGCCGGCGAGATCGGCGAGCAGATCCTGACCCGTGACGACGGCAGAGACGTGCACGTTTACGATATCCTTTTTGCCAGCGGTAACCGTATCCGAACGTTTTCGTCCAATCCTCGCAACCTGCGAAGCAAAGGGCGGCCGGGCGAGCGGTTGGTAATCGACGAGGCCGCGTTCGTAGACGATCTGGCCGAGCTTCTTAAAGCCGCCCTGGCCATGACCATGTGGGGCGGCACGGTCCACATCCTTAGCACCCACAACGGTGACGAGAACCCATTCAATCTGCTGATCCAGGATGCACGGGCCGGTAAAAACGATTACTCGGTCCACCGGGTCACTCTGGATGACGCCCTGCGCGACGGGTTGTACCGCAAAATCTGCGAGGTGACAGGGAAGCAATGGAGCGCCAAGGCCGAGGCCGAATGGCGAACCTCCCTGGTAAAACGGTACCGGCCCAACGAGGACGAAGAATTATTTTGCATTCCGGCGTTCGGCGGTGGCGCCTACCTGCCGCGCGAGCTGGTGTCAGCCTGCATGGCCGATGGCCAGTTGTTGAGGTTCAATGGCACCCGTTCTTTCAATCTGGCGCCTGAGCCGGTGCGCCGGGCCGAGATCAATGATTGGATCAAGGATGTGCTGGCCCCGGAACTGGCCCAATTGGACCAAGGCCGCCGCCACGTCTTTGGTATGGACTTCGCCCGCAAGGGGGATATGACCGACATCGTGCCGCTGGAGATCTGCGCCAACCTGCGTAAACGATGGCCCTTTCTGGTCGAGCTGCACAACGTCCCGTACCAGCAGCAGGCCCAGGTGGTGCTCGCCGTAGGCAATGGTCTGCCGCGCTTTGCCGGTTGTGCCATTGATGCCGGCGGCAACGGCGGTTATGTGGCGGAGACGGCTACTGATGCCTGGGGGCCGTTCATGGTGGATTCGATCCACTTCACCGAGCAGTTCTACCGCGACGAGTTTCCCAAGTACAAGGCGAGTTTTGAGGACCGTTACACAACCATCGTCCGGCACGACGACGTGCTGGAGGACCATCGCGCCGTCATGCTGGTGCGTGGCGTGCCGCGGGTGCCGGTGGGCAAGACGGACAAGAAGGGTGAGCGCCACGGCGATAGCGCCATTGCCGGGCTACTGGCTGATTATCGCAGCCGGATGGACCCGGTCCACATCGACTACACCGAAGCCCCCCGGTCCGGCCCCGGCTGGAACGGCTCCCAAAAAGCCGATGACAATGACAATGACGATTACGCCGAGGCCGGAGGTGGCGCATGGTGAAAAAACGCGACAAGAAAAGGAATAAAAACTCACCGGCACTCTCCGAGCAGCAGACCGCAAGCGAGGCGCGGGTGGGCTTCATCAAGCGCGAATTCTCCGAGCATCCCAGCAAGGGGCTCACCCCTGCCAGGCTCTACCAGATCCTCGAATCAGCCGAGCAGGGCGACCTCAAGGCCCAGCACGAACTGTTCGACGACATGGAGGAGAAAGACCCTCAGATCGCCGCCGATCTCGGCAAGCGCCGCCTGTTGGCCGCCGAGCTGGAGTGGCAGATCGTGCCGCCGGACAACGCCTCCGCCCTGGAGAAAAAGGCGGCGGATTTCTGCGCCGAGGTTTTCTCCGGCCTGGAGGTCGAGGATCTGATCATCGATCTCGGCAGCGGCATCGGCCACGGCTGGGCCAACCTGGAGCTGCCCTGGGCGATGGATAACGGCAAGCGGGTCATCGAGCAGCCCCTGTTCCGACCGCACTCCTGGTTCCGCCTCCATCCGGAGCGCCAGAACGAACTGCGCCTCCGGGATCTCTCCGCCGAAGGGGCCGAGCTGTGGCCCCTGGGCTGGGCCCAGCACCGCCACCGGGCCAAGGCCGGGTATATTGCCCGCAGCGGCCTGCATCGGGTGCTGGCCTGGCCGTACCTGTTTCAAAACTATGCCCTGGGCGATCTGGCCGAGCTGCTGGAAATCTACGGCATCCCGGCCCGGATCGGCACCTATCCGCGCAACGCCACGGACAAGGAGAAAGCCACCCTGCTAAAAGCCGTCACCAATCTGGGCCACCGAGCCGCGGGCATCATCCCCGAGGGCATGCTGATCGAGTTCAAGGAGGCGGCCGACGGCAAGGGGGAGCTGTTCGAGTCCATGCTCCGCTGGTGCGAACGGGCCAAGGCCACGGCCATCCTGGGCAATACCCTTACCAGCGGCACCGGTGAGGGCACCAACACCAACGCCCTGGGCAACGTCCACGAGCGGGGCCAGCAAAGCCTGATCCGCTCCGATGTGCGTCAGTATGCGGGCACCATCAACCGCGACATCATCTGGCCCATGGCGGCCATCAACTTCGGCATCGATGATCGCCGCCGCGCCCCCCGCTTTTTTTTGGATACCGGCGAGGCCGAGGACTACAAGCTGCTGGCCGAAAGCCTGCCGGTCTTCGTGGATCTGGGCGCCCGGATCCCGACCTGGTGGCTGCATGAGAAGACCCGCATCCCGGAGGCGGGCAAAGGGGAGGATGTGCTGCTGGCGCGCCCGAAAGTGCCGAAAGACAGTGCCGAGCCCCGAGTTCCAAGTGCTGAGGCAAAGGAAAAGCAAGAAACGGCCCTCAGCGCTCAGCACTCAGCACTCAGCACTTCGCCCTTCACCCCCGAGCAACAAGCCCTCGAAAACCTCGCCGACCTGGCCCTGGCCGGGGTCGATCTCTCCGCCAACGAGGCGAAGCTCCAGGCGGCGATCGAGGGAGCAACCAGCTACGAGGAGGCCATGGAGCGCCTCCTTGCCGTCTGGCCGGACCTCGACATGGATACCCTCACCGCCAAACTTGAGCAGTCGCTCCTGGCTGCGGAGATCTTCGGTCAAGTTCAGGCCAGGGAGAGCGACCAATGATCCCCGAACTCACCCCTCTACCCATGGAGGAGGCCCTTGATTTCTGGCGCGACAAGACCAAGCTGGGGCCGGCCGAGTTTCGCCGCCTCACCGCCGCGGCCAAGGTAAAAGCCTTTGCCGTCACCGGCATTGCCAAGGGCGCGGAGCTGGACACCGTCTACAACGCCCTGTTTAAGGCCATGGAAAAGGGCACCACCTTCGAGCAGTTCAAGGCCGAGTGCGGCGATATCTTTACGCGCCGGGGCTGGACCGGCAAGCGGGCCTGGCGGGTGGACTCGATCTTTCGCACCAACATCCAGACCGCCTATAACGTCGGGCGCTACACCCAGCTTGCGGAGATGACCGACACCTTCCCTTTCTGGAAATACAGCGCGGTCAACGACTCCCGCACCAGACCCACCCACCTGGCCATGAACGGCAAGGTCTTCCCGGCCAATCATCCCTTCTGGGACCAGTGGTACCCGCCCAACGGCTTCAGGTGCCGCTGTTCGGTGATCCCCCTCACCGCCAGCCAGGTGAAAAAGCGCGGCCTCAAGGTGGAGAGCGATGTGCCGGAAATGATTGAGCCCATCGATCCGGTTACCGGTAACACCATGCCGGCCATGCAGCTCCTTCCCGATCCCGGCTTTGCCCATCATCCCGGCAAGGCCTATTGGGCGCCGACCCAGACCGAGGGCGAAATTCGGCCACTGGTTGGCAAGGCGATCAGCGTCAAGCCGCCGCTGTCTGAGATCGACCCCAGACACATCAAACCCTATACCGCCGATGATCTGATGCCGTCCGGCCTGGCGCCTGAAGCATACGTCACGGCATTCCTGAGGGAATTTGGCGTCGATGACTTGAACGGCGAAAAGTTCATCACTCTACCTGGCGAGTCCGGCCAAGTGTTGCCGGTGAACAAGGGCCTGTTTGTCGATCGTCGGGACGGCTCTTGGAAGGTCGAAAAAACCGGGCGGGAACGTTATGTCAAACTGCTGGCTCGCACCATCCAAGACCCTTACGAGGCGTGGCTGGTGCCGGCCG